CGATAAATTGGTCTGTCTGGCACTAAAGCAGCACCCATTAAAATTCTCTTTTCTTTATCTATTTCTTTGAGTTGTATTTTCTTTTGGTCTTTTAAAGCAATAAAATCTTCTTCTATTGCTGGTTGTTCAACAACACTAATGGCGTCTATACCAGAAAACTCCTCATTTTCATCTATTACTAATTCAATTATGTCCATAATATTTTTTTTAAAAACTTATTTTTATTAAAATGTTGTAAATTAACCGATAGTAGCACTATCAACTATATTCCTATCTAAACTTTGTGCCGAAGTAACATCATTACTCACTACAAAAGCCTGTACCGGTTGCTGATTAGATAATGCTTCAGCAATTTGGTTTCCACCTGCTGTTCCTATTGTGCTAAAATTAGGGCTTTGTGGCTCAGGCGTTGAGTCTGCTGAAACGCTTGAGGGTGCTGGTGGGTCTGGTGGAGGATTTTGTCCACTTGGGTTTGGTGTATTAGATTTAAGCGAAGCGATAGATTTTTTTGCACCTGCTAATCCTGCAGCAATACTTGCCACTGCATTTATAGTGTTTAGCGCCACAAATGGTTGTCCTGCTGTAAGTGGCGAAGCGGCAACAGCCTTGGCATTAGCGATACCTAAATTAGATATAGTTTGTGAAGCACTAGATATTTGGTCAACTACTATACCTGCAATTGCTAACGCTTTACTTTTTTTACCACCTAACTCTGCTATTGCTGATAAACCTTTAATTAACCCCTTTGCTTGTCCTAATTTTGCTTGTCTAATATTTTCTTCCTCGACAGCTATTTTTATTTGGTCGTCTAAATCTTTTTTTCTGACTTTCTCTAATTCCTCCTCTGTTTCTTTTGCTTGTTGAATAATTAAAGCGTCTGTTGCTTTTTTTCTTTCTAGTTGAATTTGCGCTTTATACATTTCAAATTCTTCCTCTGTAAGTAAACCTAATTCTCTCTGTTCTAAAAGTTGCGCTTGTAATTCATCAAATTTAATTTGGTTATCTTCGAGTTGTAATGCGTGTTCCTCTGCTAATGTATCTGCCTCTGCCTCTCTTAAAGTTCGCTTAAAATCTTCTAAACCTTGCAATTGTTCTTTTTCCTGCGCTATGGCTTCTGCTTTTTGCTGTTTCTCTTGATTTAACGCTGTAGTTATTTGTGTTTGTAACAACCTTTGCCCTCTTAATTTTCTGGTGTCAAGGTTTATCAATTCAGCTTCTAATTTTGCTAACTCATCTTTACTTTCTTTTGTTGTAAGACCCATAGCGTGTTCTTGCTTTAATGCGTCTATAACTAATTGTTTTGCTTTTATTTGTTTATTTGCTAATTCATCTTCTATCGCTTGTGCTTCTCTCAATAAAGCAATTCTTTCAGTGGCGCTAAATTTTTCTCTATCTTCTGCTTGTAAACGCAAATCGTTAATTTGCCTTCTACCTTCAGCTACATCTACTTGCAAATCTCTTTCCATTTTGTGCGCAGCGGCTCGCATATCAGCAATTTGTCCTGCCTGTTTCATTTCCTTTTCAGTTTCTTTTGCAAACTCTTTCACAGCTTCGGTAGTTTTACCAATAGTATTTTCTACACCTGTGAATGTATCAGCCATAGAACTAACTGCTTTTTTACCTGTATTCATAGCGGCTCTAAATTCACCAGCAAATAATTGTTTTAAACCTTTGCCAACGAAACCTATAGTATCTAAAAGTGCTTTAAATCGATTTACTATATTTTGGACGATAGCGTCTCTCAATTTTTGTAATGATTCTAGTGGATTGCTAAAAGCATTAATAATAGTAGTACCTAAATTGGCAAACACATCCATTACTTGATTTGTAACAGCGCCAATTATACCCATTATTTTTCTAAATTTATCTTGTCCTTCTTCACTTCGCTTGAAAGCGGCAATTAATGACCCTATTACGACAACTAACGCGCCTATACCAGACGCCATCAAAACCACTTTTAAGGCTTTCATTCCTTGAGTTGCTGTTACAATACTTTTATAAGCACTTTGCATTCTACCTGCTAAACCACCAGTTAATTTATTGAGCAATCCCATAGAACTACCTTGCGCTTTATTTGCATCGGTTTGTTTTTTAGTGGCTTCGGTATTTTTTTGTTTTTCTCTCTTTAACTCCTTGAGGTCCATTTTTTCCTCTTTAAGCCTAAGATTAGTTGCCTTAATTTGGTCGCCTAACTCTTTATATCTAATACTACCTTTACCCTCTTTTGCTTGCGCTTTTTGTAAATTAAGAATATTTCTTTCTAATTTTACTATTTGCTCATCTGCTTCTTTTATATTTCGTTCCAACAAGTCAAACTCTTGCTGTGCTTGTTTAGTATCAGCGGAAACGCTTATTACTTTTTTAATATTTGCCATAATATTTGTCTTTTATAAAGTTGGTATGCTTCCTTTAGTGATTCTGGTAGTTTGTGTCTGCCTTTGGCTGTTTCAATTGTTTCTGAAACTCCATAAAATGTGCTAATATTTAATAATTTAAGTCCTATCATGATAAAACGCTTGCCGTATATGGTGTTATTTTGTTAATTAATTCTAATTGTGTTCTTTTTGTTTGCAAATTAGTTCTGATTTTATTAATATAAAATTCTCGTCCTGCAATTACCAATATATCGTTTAATTTGTAATTTAATAGAATGTTAAGTGGAAGTATTGCAGTTACTTTTAATATTCTCCCTTTTTTCTCAAATGCTTGTGAGATATATTGTTTGTAAAATCTCTCAAACAAACTATTATCTACAACACCTGAACCATCATCATCAATTTCTCTACCAAAATGCAAAGTATGATTGCCATTACTACTTATATTACTTGCTTTATTATATACCGTTAATTGAGATGAAGTTATAGGATAATTTGGGTTAGCTGTTCTGTTATTAAAAAATACATATGGTGGTGTTAATACTGCTTTACCCTGTGCGTCCAACAAACTTAAAATTAAAATTGGTGTTCTCGTTACATTATCCTCTAATATTATCTCTTGGACTATATGTGCAAAAGGAACTTGTAATTTAAATGCTCGACCTTCAAAATTTAATGGCGCAGAATAATCTAAATTACCCATTTGTCTACCATTTTTTTGAACATATCTTAAACTTGTAGCGTCTTTAGGTTTTGCATAAGTAAAATCAATTTGCGAAAATGGAACAGTCCTAGCTATTTGTGTTTTAGTAATATCGACATATTTAGTAATATCTCTTGTATCACCTAAAGTCATATAATCATCGAAAGTTTGGACGTATATTTTGTTAGGGTTGGTTTCTAATGTATAAGCAGTTAAATTAAATTGTTTGAATAAACCAGATAATAAATCAATAATTTTTAGTTGTGGTGTATTATCTTGGACAAAATATGCTTCAGTTAATTGAAAATTATTTCTACCATATGAAGCAGAATCAACTATTGCACCAGTAACTCTATCAGTTCTACCAATATTCAATGCTTCACCTGATATACCAATAACTCCTTGCGCATCAAAAGAAAGGCTTTGTCCTCTTTGGTTGGTTATTTTAATTTTTGGTAAAAATGTTCTTGTCGGCTCTGTTCCTGTATTTATATTTTGGATAGTTAATACGGCTGCTTGTAATTGTGTAACTGTAGTTTCTGCTTGTCCTAATAATTCGCCTGTATTCCTATCTATTGCAGTTAATTCTACATTAGCACTTACATTAAATTGTGTTATAAACCTAAATCTGAAAGTATAGTTGTATTGTTGTTCTGCTACTAATTCAGTATTATTATTTGATAGTAAATTTGGTGCTGTCGACTGATTTGCATTATAATTATAAACATCTAACCCTGTTTTTATTGCTCGTAAACCAAAATTAAAACCAAAATTAGTTGATACTGTTACTCCTTGAAAATTAGTCATATCCCTTGCTGTTGCTTCTCTATGTAACAACAAATAAAGTTCTTTGAATACAGGGCTACCAAAAAAAGATACAACGTTTTTTCCGTTAATAACTTCATCTGACATATTAAATTCAATTTCAGGAAATTGTAGTTGTATTGCCTCAATTATTCTTACTATTTTTATAGCGCCACACATATTTCTTACTGCAAAATTCAAAGCAACACCATTATTCGCCAAACTTGCTTGTCCTAAATTATTAGGTGTAGTAGTTGAAGTGGTGCTATATCTATAAAATGGTCTTAAACTCGAAAATGGCGCAATAATATTTCTATTATCATCATTAGTTGCAAGAGTTCCTCCTGTCTGGAAGCCTGTTTCCACCATATCAGCAGCGACACTCAATCCAAATGTTCCATTCGTACCTCCACCAAAATCGTATATATCTAGTTCGTATAAATCTTTTAGCTCTTTATTAGCAAAAATATCGTTAAGTGAAGCGGTGCTACCATAAAAAACAATTTTATAACTAGCAACCTTTGAATTTTTTAAACTTACTCCTGATAATTGGACTTTACCTGTTTTGAATGTAGCGCCATTTAAAACCAATTTTGCTGGTTGTCTAAATCTTGCGTCAAACCCTTCTTCTATATCGTAATTATAATAATGCTTAAATAACTTATTATTTGTCCCTGAAGCTGGAACATTAAATTGTTGAGTAAAAGGCGTAAACACTTTAGAAATATCCTGAATCTCTTGGATACTATCGTTTAATACAATTGCTTCGTCTTTAAACAAATCAATTTTAATATCGTTTATAAAAACATCTAATTTCATTATGAAATACTATTTATATAATCAGTTGCTATTTCTACAGTTAATTGATGATTAATAAGTCCGTCAGTTTTTCTATTTTTGAATGTAAATTTGGTGTCTTTTACATTAACAGGAAAACATTGTGTGTTCCATTCTAACCAAACGTGAGTCGACAAAATTAAATCTTCAAAAGAATCGTTTTTTTCCTCTGGATACCAGTCGCTGTTTAAAACTATTGTTTTTGTTGCTGTTTTATCTAAAATAAAATTTTGGTGATTTTGTCTTTCATAATATGGAACTCTGGTGTCACCAACATATGAAGCAACATCAAGTATATTTCTCTTAAACTTGGTTGATTTTATGCTAATACTTTCTCTATGATTTTTAAAATACCATAAAATTTCAAAAACTCCATATCTGTTCAAAAATATAATCTTCATTGGTGTATAACCAAAACAAATTCTGTTCTCAATTTCGTAACAATCTCTTAAATTAGTAAAATTTGTTTGGTCAAGATTATATTCATCAGAATAATACAATTTATCTACTTCATTAAAATCATTATCTTCTGAATCAAGATATTCATTTAATTGTGGACTATCTGCATATTGATATTGAAATTTTGGGTCGTTAGGGTCTGTAGATTGCGGATATTTAGCAAAATCTTTAATACTACTTCCATAGTTTGTATTTGTAAAATAATAACCTAACCTAAACATAGATAATTGGTCGCCTGTTTGTGAAGCGGCTAAATTCCTAAATACGTTACCAACATTACCTTTTCTGAATGTCATAAAGAAACTATCTGTTTGTGCTGAAAATGTGTTACCACTCCAAGGCTTTGCACACATGAATTCTACAGGCGCATAAATAGGTTTAATGAATTTTTTGGTTGCAACTAATGGCCTTGTAGGCTCTTGGTATAATTGCCAATTCGTTAGTGAATTAGTGTTATATGTGTCAATACCTAATTTTTTATAGAAAGTTGGATAACCTACAGAGCTATCACCATTCAAAAATTGAGGTCCAAATTCATATTTAGTAAAACCTAAAGTAACTAATTTACCAACTACACTATCAGTAAAATATCCTTGTTGGTTGCCATTAACTGTTCTTTTAAATCTTACATCTACAGTTGCATACAATCCTCTTTGTGGAAACCTAAAAAAGCCACCAGACAAATTATTATAGTTAGGACTTGATACATTACTACCTTCTTTAAAATTAAGTGTAATATAATCTCTTATTAATTCGCTTATCTCAAAATATACACAATTATCAACTGCATCAGCTTGTAAAGTATAGGTAATTGGGTCTGTTCCAAAAGATGTTCTTCTTGTACTACCTGATGTTATTCTTATCTCTGCAAAAGCAGAATTAAGTGTTCCGTTTTGCACATTAGTATAAATAAATATTGGACTTCTTGCCATATATATATTTTGTATGTAATTATAAGCTGACATTTTACTTCTTTTTTAATTGTTGTTCTAATTGCTGTGAAAATTGTTCTGCTACTTCATCTGGTAAACCTTCAAAATGTTTAATAAATGGTTTAGTAAAAAATAATGTAGGTGCTAAACCTTGTGCATATATTCTTTTCGCCATCCAAAAAGCTATTGTAGTATAACCTCCTGCTCTAAATTGTCCTCCACCACTTTCGCCTTTTGGTGTTCTAAATCGTATGTTATTTTTTTTCACATATGCTCTCAAACTTTGCATAGGCGGTCTTAAAGTTTTATAAGCAAATTTTTCTCTATTACCGAGTAATACTGAATTTGTTTTTTTTCCTTTCTGTTTTCCGTTTTTTACAAGACTAGGATTAGCACCAAAAACACCTGCGTCTTTATAAGGCCCATAGTCCAACATTTCAAACTCAACTCCCTCTATATTTTTACCCTGAGTAAATGGTGTAAATTTAATGCTGTTTAATAATGCACCTGTTGGTTTTTTAAATTTAGATAATGCTTCTTTTTTAGCGTCCCTAACTACATTTTCAGCAAATCTTCTTATATCTGTGCTTATAGACATATACTCATGTTATTTGGTGTTTTTATACTAAAACTTGCTACCCAACCTGCTAATTTATTTTCAAATCTATCCATAAATGGCTGACAACTAACATCCCCCTCTAATTCAAAACGAACTTCATATTTAACGTGATTACCTCGCCTTAATAATTCTGTAACTCGATTAATAACCGTTAATTGTTCTGCTAATATATTTTGTGTATTATCTAAACCCTCAAAAACATCTAAATTATCAAAATTGGCAGATGTTTCAGAACGTCCTGTCTGCTGATTATAATAATTGTCTGTTTCCTCAACCCAATCCATACATATTAAATCAAAATCATAGACCCAATGATTGCCACTTAATGTTGCGTTATTGCATATTAAATGAGCAAGTGGAAAGATTGTTTGTTTGTTTAAATCAACATCAAACAAATCACCAATGGTTATGGTGTTAACCAATTTATTATCGTTTAATTCATCAAATAACATATTTGTTATTGCATAGAATCCATTTATATTGTTTTTAAGACTTGCCATGTTTACTTAATTTTTTAAATTGTCTACTTTCTTCCATATTTTTTTCTTTCTCAAACGCTAAATATGTTAAACAAGTATAGAGTCCAAGTTTAGCGATTTCTTTAAACCTGCGGATGTCTCCTTGAGCAAGGCAATATATTTCTGAATATCTTCCCCATTTGTTGTGGAAACCCCTTGCAAAAGTGCCTCCTCTTTCTTCGCTAATTTCTGCAAATAATTCGGGATATAATTCAACAATTCGTTGGTTAAATTGTAAAAAAAAACCAAACAACCTAAAACAACATCAAGTGGTGCGTCTTTCATTATCTCTGAATATTTATCTGAACTAACATATTCCTCAATTAAATATCTATTTCCTATTTTTTGTTTGATAGGTCTATACATTACAGCCATAGCCTTGTGCATTGTTTGCCAATCACTAACATAATTTACTATATCTGTATTTTCGCCATAAGTAATATCATCTAAATTAGGTATGAAACCATATTCAACGCCATCTATTTCTAATATGTTTGTCAAATTATTTTCTTGCTCTAATTCCTTTTTTAAATGCAAAACAAGTTTATCTACTTCTTTTTGCTTTGTTTTATTCAGCTTTGCTGTTTTGTAACCAAATAAAATAGACATAATATCAAAATTATTCGGCTCTTTTATTTTTTGCAACCTTTGGTAATTTCTTAAAGGCACATCTCTTAGTGTCTTGTATTTCATATCTTTTTTTATAAACGAAAAAAGCCCTGTTTTGTATAACAAGGCTCTTTTACTCAATTATTAAAACAAACTCAAATTATGATGAAAAACTCACATTATTAAATTTCTCGTATAAATATACATAAATATTATTAATTAACAAACCTAGCTGTTTATCTTGTGCATACAACTTATTTCCTCGCTTGATAATTTTCTTTCCTTTTACGATATTTAGTTTGACTAATGATTTTTTACCTTGTTTGATAGGCATAACCATTACTTTATATCCGTTTGCAAAACACCAAGACATAGCTTCCATTCTATATCGATATACATTCATTCATAAATACTATGAATGCAAATGTAAGCGTTAAATAAATAATTAAACTAATATTGTCAATTATTTCTTTGGATAATCTTTTATTATTTTTTTTCCTAAAGCGTTCCATTTCTCGTTTTTGTATTTTGCTTCCTCTTCAAGCTCTATATGTGTCAATGCGATTATTTCAGGCAAATCATCATATAATGTTCTTGCATTTATTGTTATAAAATTCTCATCATTAGTCTCCAAGAATATTTCTCCGTTCTTACCACCAGATATGCTTATTATCTGGTCTATATAAATATGTTCTTTCATATTTTATCTATATTGTCGTTGTGTATTAATTCGTTGTTTTGATTTATTACTTTATAATCGTGTTTAAGTAATAACTTAATTGCTTCGTTTATCTCTTTGACCTCTAATCTATAGCTGTCAAATATTTGGTTATGTATTGGCATTGTTTTTAATTTTAAATTGTTTTATATGTGTATTTTGTATTAGCATCCAAGTCCCAAGTTAATTTCTCAATCTCGTTCATTTCGCTTGATAATTCTTTTTTTCTTTCTTCGCTTTGTGCTCGATTCATTTTACGATAGAAAAACTCATATATCCAGCTTCTTAAATTGATATCTGTTCCATTTTTTGAAATATCAAGATTTATGGTGTCAAATATTTTATTTACTTTTCTTTGATTTTGTCTTTTTCTTGCAGCTCTTGCTTCTTTTTCTAATTGAATATCAAGTCTGAATGATTGGATAAAATCGTTGAATTTATCATCTGTTAATAATACTTGTAAATTAAGAACGATATAATCGTGTTCTTCGCTTCTTACGTGAATATATAATTTTTTACTACGTAATGATTTCCAAGTTCTTTTTTGATTCTTGCTCAAGGTTTTATACCTAAAGTATGTGTCACCAAGTGCGTTTGTAATAGCAACTTCCTTTAAGAAAGCTTTTTGTGCTTTTGTAAAATTCATAGTGTTTGTTTTAATTGTTATTGTTATAGATTATCTCTTTCTGCATTATCTTTTAGCATTTGTGAAGTACGAGCAATACCGAAACTTCTCCAATTTTTAACATTGTTAAATTGTTTTCTGCAGTGGTCCATAATACCATCTGACCAATCTAAATGATTGCCTAGTACATCTGTTACAGGATGCCATACAGTGCACCACTCCTCGTCCATAAATGTAATCCAAGCTTTTTCTTCGTTTAAGTTGAATGTAAATTTTTCCATTTTGTTTTGTTTTAATTGTTAATTATGATATAAATATAAACATAATTGTTAATAATAGCAAATTTTTCTTATACTTCTTTGAAAGAAAGTTTAGGATGATATCCGTCTGCAAGAAAGTCTAATGTTATTTCCTCGTTTGCTTTAATATTGTTTTTAGCGATATACCAACCTTTTTTATAAATTGCATTAGGTTTTGAATTATGGTTGAGGAAATTTACAAAATCAATTATATTACTATTTTGTAATACTATTTCTTCTTTGTTGTTAAAATATAATCTCGATAGTGTTTTTATTACATTTTCTTTGACACCTAACTTCCTTAAAAAATCTTTACTTACTTTTTGTAAACCCTTACTATTATAAAACATTATTTTTTCGCCTTGCTTAATATCATCTATGGCAAATAAACCAACACCATGTATTTTTGAGGGTGCTATATAAACTTTATAATGTAATAACCAACTTATGTCCATTTTAAAATATATGATATTTACCACTATTAGGTTTAGATAATTTATTTACGATAGAATATCTTAAAGCGTCTAATGTATGATTAAAAGCGTCTATGGGTTTGTTTGTCAGGTTTCCGTTCTTATCCTCTATATATTTATAATTGCGTAGCTCTTTTATCATATTAATTGAGTTTTCAGTAACAAACAATCTATATCTGCGAATCATATCTATACCAATATTTATACTTCCTTTAAATGTTTTTTTTGTATTAAACCCCATTCTGTATATTTCTTCAATTGATTTTGGCTCTGCACTATCACAAAATATCTCATCTCGTCTGTCAAACCCCAACCTCTTAAATTCGTTGCCTAAATCTTGATTTGTCATTCCTGTTCTGTATAGCAACTCATTACAATACATATTATCACCATCTATGTAGGTTTCAACCAAAGTGGAAGGGTCGTTGCTGTAACCAAAGTCCAATCCTCTTGCTATTAATTTTGCTTGTTGCGGTATTTCTTTAATTGTATTGAATTTAAAGACAAGACTTCTGCTTTGCCCTCTTTCCCCTAAACCATAAACTCGCCAATAATTATCATCTATACCTTGTAACCTTTCTATTTCTTTTATTAGTGATTTATCTAAAAATGGATTGTCTTTGTATGTTGTTTGATAAAACTCTGTATCTTCTCTTGTTAGCACTTTATCATATATCCAATGAAACTCATCTGATGGATTATAGTCAATGATAATTTTTTCACTTGTTCTAAAGATTAATTGTTGCCACGCTTCCCAATCTAATTCGTTACATTCGTTTATAAATAAAATATCTCGCTTACGACCTCTAATTCTTGTAGGTTGGTCTATGCTTATAAACTCCACTATATTATTATTTAAAATATATTCGTTTCGTGCTTTGGAATGTAATTCAGCGTAGTATAATTCGTTGTCTTTGAGTATAGTAAAAAAATCTCTCATAACTGTACCTCTTACAGCTGGAAATGTTCTTCTACATATTGTAATTGTTTTGCCTGTGTTTTTGTTGCAATATTTAAAAATCAACCATAATAATATATTATATGTTTTTCCACTTCTTGTGCCACCTTGTTCAACAATTATTTTCTTGTCTGAATTGCAAAGGTGTTCATATACTACATTAGTCTGTATCTTGGTTATCATTCTTAATTACTTCTACTTCAAACAATTTAGTGCCTTCAAACCCTGTAATTTCCTGTCTTTCAACATAACCTCTTTTTTTACCTTTTCTCTCTAGATAAAATTTAATTAGCGAGGCATTACCATTCTGTATTTCCTCAAACATTTTGCTTTCTGCAAAGTCGAGGGCTACATTACCAATATCATCAACTTGTTGCTTGAACTCTAAATCTTCATTATAATATTTATAAAATGTGCTTCTATGTATTCCAACTTTTTTACAAGCGGTGGTTATTACACCCATAGAAGACTCTAGTGCGTTAATTAAATTTGCCTTTGTGTGTCTGATTTTGTCTGATTTTGCCATTATTTTATGTATTTGTCTAACATAACATTATAACTATAACCCATTTCCTCTAATATATTTTTTATTTTGATATTTGGAAAAGACTGATTTGCATAACCTAATCTAAATATGTGTTGCCTAAATTCTTTTAAATCGACTTTATCTCTTACACTCAAATAATCTATAATACTATTCTTTGTTGTTTGTTTTCTTATTCTGTCAAATACTCTAACATCTTTGTCTGGTTTTCCTAAATCACAAAAATAGTTATGAATATTTTTAGCGTGGTTAGTTAATTTAAGTTGTTGTTTGTTTGGGTTTTTATATTGTTTTATGTTATCAGTTATTATTTTCTCTAATATCTCAAATTGTTCTTCTTCGTTTTCAAATAAGTAGGGATAATCTTTTCCAACCAATTCAGGAAAAGTTACTTTATTTGGCAACACCACCACTTGGTCGTTCATTATTGATTCAGCTATACTTATGCAGTATGTTTCGTGTCTGCTGTTTATAGTGTTGGCGTGGCACTTGGATAACTCCTTAATGTAGTCGCTGTGTTTAGTAAATGATTTTACAATCGCATATGGCTTTTTTACTATGGTATTTATGTTGTCTTTATCCCCTGCTGTTAAAATAACTTGAAATTTATATCCTTTATCCCACAATTTATCAAATTGGTTAAATGTAATTTTCCAATTTTTATATCCGTCTAATCTATGATTGTAAATAAATGTAAACTTATCGTATTTATCTTTTGATTTGATATTGTGTGAATAACCACCAAGAGAAACCACACTTTTGTTTTTTATTTCCTCTACTTTATTTGCTGATAACATATCTGTAGCTTCTTCTATTAGCATATTGTAACAATGTTTAGTATGGAAATAATTTACATCTGCGCCTAAACTACCAATAATTTGGTCGTATAGAATATGTGTGCAAGGCTGGTAATTTGTCAAATACTCTAAACTTCTATGAATCACGTAATGATGATAATTAAACACTTTCATTCTTTGTGTGTCAAGTAAAGTATCTTCAAAAAATCTAAAATGGTGTCCCTGTTCCACTACATTATTCCATATAATATCAACTGCATATTTATTAAATATTTGCTTAAAAATATTAGCACTAAAATTAACTACCTGCAATTTTTTAGAGGTAGGCATAGGCATTCTGATTATTTTTACTTGGCTATTCAAATCATCTTTTACATACTTTTTAAGTGAATTAATTAGTAAAATAAAATTATAGCGTTTTGTTTTTATTAGCTCATTACATAATTGCTTGATTATTATGTAGTTACTATCAGCATTTAAATAATCTACTGATAGCATTGGATAAATTAATACAGTTAATTTCTTATTTGACATACTATATTTGGATATTTTTTTATAAAATCTTGGAATTCCTTTTCCATTTCTTCATATTGGTAATATGGCATAGTTAGATTAATAACCACTTCTTCCTTGTCGGTGTATTCCAATTCTTCAGTTATTTCTTCTTCGCCATAATTTTCTGATAAATTAATAACATCGAGACCCCAATCTGCTAATAAATTAGTATCCCACTCATTCGCC